GGTTGCTACGGTATAGCCTGCCATCCGTTTGGCTGTCCTGCGGCCTTGTGCTGCGTCTGAGAATCCGAGAATCCGGTTAATCTGAGATTTACACGTTTCCATTGTCTTGGCCGTTTCCAGTGGGGGCAGGGACTAGGCCGATAGTATCGGAAAGGCCGGCAACCGTCGACACTTGTTTACGCCTGCCGGCAACGGATCGCAAAACGTGGCGCCCAGGTGCGTCGAATGTCTCGCCGGCGCAGCATTTGACTCGGCCTGGCACTTGCCGGCGCCTCGATGCAAGCCGGCGCAACTGGTGACACAAACAGACAACCGCAGCACTAAGACAAAGGGCCGAAGCTGTCCACACAGGACAGGCGGCCGGGATCTCGGCGGCCGGGATCTCGGCGGCCGGTCCGGTGGTGATCCGTTTCCAAGTCGAGCTGCGTGGCGCGGCAGAAGTGGGGAGCGTTTACCGGTCGACCGGTCGACTGGTGACCTCGATGCCGGCAGGGCGCGGCCGGAGGCCCAAAACCCGATCTGCGTGTCCCAAAAGAGTCTCATCCAAACGTCAGAAGCGAAATCCAGCAGCCGATCAAGCTCCAAGCACGCGTCCAGTACCTACTCCTAGCTCTGAGTTAGCAGTTTTTCTGCTCTTAGCAAAATATTTTTCGGAAAATCAGTAACATAAGGCACTCTTTGACACCTTATACGGGTAGCCAATACCAAAAATTGTGATTTGAAATTCACCATTCTTGTGATTAGAAAGGCGCTCACCCTTGACTCGGAACACATCATCTGGGTGAAATTGGCCGGACCCGCACTAGATGTATGCCTCTGGTGCTGATTTCGCCTCGCCCAGAACACATCTTAGTGAGGCAATCACGGTCACTCTTATGCCCGCTCGTAAGGGCGGGCATTTTACTGTGAGTAAGGCAGAGCAAGGGATTCAGCATGGCGATACCAGGCACTCCGCAGATCAGGGGGCGTCGTCCACGCATTCGGAAGATAAGTATCCGCTCTGCCGTGCAGAATGTTGCCGGCACTGAGCAACCGTACCCGGTCTATCAATTTTCGCGCAGGATCTTCCTCGAACGCCCGGGCCACAACCCATTTGATGATCCGGTGGTGGTGCCGCCATTGGGATTCGATTCTGGCTTTAACGATGGATTCAGCTGATGGCTCAAACCGAACGTGATCAAGTAATCATTCGCTCGTTGCTGGCCGATAACGTCAGTGGAAATGTCTCGCCGGAGGATTTGCGGGATGCGCTCGCCAGCATGATGGGTTATGCCAGTCTGCTGTTGACGCCAGCCGGCTCGCCGGCAGTGATGAGTGCGGTTGGGACTTCGTTTGTCCTGGTCGATATCTTCGACACGGTTGCGGTGCAGTCGAGCGATGTGAACGTATTGGGATCGAACGCGGATCTGGCGCCGGATTTTCGCTTGGTGGCGAATTCGGAGGGCATTTACAAGGCTGACTTTTTTGCCTCGATATCGAGTTCGCAGAATAACCGGCTGGTGACGTTCCGGCCGCACATCAATGATCTGGTGGCGCTGACCGATGTTGACCAGTTCATGTCGAACGGCTCTGACATACAGATCATTTCGTTTTCGGCGATGGGATCGTTTGATCCGGGCGATGAGTTGGATATGCGGATCTTGATTGACACCGGTACGTCGAACATCACGTTCACGGCCGCTGCCTTGTCGATGCACAGGGTTGGCTGATGGCAAAGACCGCGAAACCTGATCACGTTTTGCATCACGCGAAGAAGCGCGGTCCTCGAAACATGCCAAGTGCGAAGCGCGAACGGGTCGGTGTGCTGAATGGTGCAGAGAGTATGACCCCGCTGAGTTGGCAATCGGTGATCGAGGCCACGGCGCACGGTAAGAACCGCAAGGAAGCGGCCAAAGAAGCAGGGATCTCAAAGCGCACGGTGGACTCGTATTTGATTTCGAACATATCAGCGTACTCGCAGTTGCGGGAAGCTCGACTGCTGCACTTACGGCGCGAATGGCCTTCCGAGCGGGTTGAGGAATTTCTGATCCTCATTGCTCGCGGCAAGACGATGGAGCGAGCTGCGGACAAGATGGACATTGGCAAGAAAAGCCTCGGTCAGCTGTACTCGCTGTGTTTGAACGACAAGGTATATCGGAAGATGTACGACGAGGCCCGGTCGATGCAGGCCGAGACTTTTGTCGACGACATTCTGAACATTTCGGACGACTCGGACGGTGATCGGCAGGAGAACGGGAAGATCAATCACGAAGTCGTCAACAGGTCGAAGATTCGCATCGAAGCGCGCAAGTGGATTATGGGAGCGATGGTTCACAAGCGATTCGGCGACAGGAAGCAGCTCGAACATTCAGGCGAGATCAATCTAAACCACGCCGCCTTGCTCTCCGGAGGGCGTCGTCGCTTAGAAAAGTTGAATCAGGAACGCAAGGGAAGGCAACCGGCAATGATTGAAAACGAAACAGGTGAGGTAGCGGCATGAGCGATAAAGCGGGCGTAGCCCAAGCAGAAGTGCGAAAGATTATCGTACCCGGCAATGAATGGCGGCCAAAAGTAATTGACGAACTGCACGAACTGACTGGAAAAATCGTTCGATTGCGACGATTTATGAATACAGAAGATTTTTACAAACTGTCAGAGCAGCAATGCAATTTATTGCGGGATCAATCTCGAACGATGTGTCAGTACGCAGACATTCTCACCAAGCGATTGCAGAGCAACTGATATGACCTCGATGCCGGCCGTCGAACTTCTTAACCAGGACAACTTTGTTCCGTGGGAGGAAGGCGAGCCGCTGTCGGAGTCTGAATTCGAACAACAGCTGATTCACGATATGGATCAGTTTTACGACGATCCCCTCGGATGGGTGATGTACGCCTATCCGTGGGGAGTGAAGGGAACAGAGCTAGAAGAACACGATGGTCCGGATATCTGGCAAGCAGCACAACTCAATCGTGTCGGCGAGGCGATTCGAAAGGATCCCGAAGGCACGATTCGGGAAGCTATTGCTTCCGGTCACGGTATTGGCAAATCTGCAGAGGTGGCGTGGATCGTCATGTGGGCCATGTCCACCAGACCTCATCTTAACGGAGTCATTACCGCCAACACTACGAATCAGCTCAATACGAAAACGTGGCGAGAACTCGCCCTGTGGCACAAGCGAGCATGTAACGCTCACTGGTTCAAGTGGACTGCTACGAAGTTCTTTCACCGTGACCATCCAGAAACGTGGTTCTGCGCTGCGACGCCGAATACTGAACATAATTCTGAAGCGTTCGCCGGCCTCCACGGACAACACGTTCTAATCATCTACGACGAAGGCTCGGGTATTCCGGACAAGATTTTCGAAGTGTCCGAAGGCGCTATGACTGACCCCCGGGCCATGTGGTTTTGCTACGGCAACCCGACCAAGAACACCGGCAAATTCAGGAACATTTTCCTGAACGATGCCAGGTGGGTGACACACCAGATCGACTCGCGAACATGCAAAATGACCAACAAGAAAGAGATCGCCGGTCAGATCGCAGAGTATGGAGAAGACAGTGACTTTATCCGAGTACGCGTCAAGGGCCAATTCCCGCGAGCGGGATCAATGCAGTTCATCGCCAGCGATATCTGCGACACCTGTATGCTTCGGGACTCGCCCTACGAGTCATTCTTTCAGCTTCCTATCATTTTGGGCGTGGACGTTGCGCGCTTCGGCGAAGACAAGTCCGTCATTGCGGTCCGTCAAGGCCGCAAGATCATCACACTCATTCGCTTCCGTAATCTCGATACCATGCAGCTGGCTGCGAAGGTCGTTAATGCAGTTAAGGAATACTCGCCAGCCGCTACCTTTGTCGACGGCGTTGGGATTGGGGCTGGTGTGGTGGATCGTCTGCGTATGCTTGGTCACGATATTATTGAAGTGAACGCCGGCAACAAACCTGACGACGAAGAAACCTACTACAACAAACGCGTTGAAATGTGGGACCGGATGCGAATCCAAATGACCGAAGGCATGGACATTCCCAATGACGCGGATCTGCGGCAATCCCTGATCGGCATCGAGTACGGGTTCAACGACAAAGAGCAGATGCGGCTTGAGCGCAAGCAGGACATGAAAAAGCGCGGCCTGGACTCGCCTGACGATGGCGATGCGATCGCTTACACCTTCGCCGAGCACATCGGCGATATGACGCACAATTATTTCGAGCCGGAAGACGCGTTTGAACCGGAGTTCGTACACTGATGCCGAAGGGAACGAAGGTTCACAAGTGCTACGACAGGCTCCGCAGTGAAGGTGCGAGCGCCGGCAAGGCCGCACGGATCTGTCAGTCGTCAACCGGACAATCGTTGCAGACCGGCAAACGCACCCACGGTAAATGGAAGAAAAAGAAATGAGAATCCTAATTCCAAACGGCCGCGGACGGGATCTGACGCAAGTCACCGGAGATTTCAACCAGATCGAAACGTATGACGATATGGATACCCGGAAAGCCAAGCTCGAAATGTGGATGGCAAAGAAGGTCGGCACAGCGGTTCACGAAAAATATCGTGGCCGGCAGTGGAAGATCATGGTCAACCTCGAAGGCGAAATGCTGGTTGTTGCCTGCGATTCGATTTCAAATTACAAGGGCTACCATATCCACATGGGTGGTCGTAATATCCACGAACTGCAAGAGGAAGCAATCAAGGGAGCAGGCGAGATTCTTGAGCGGCATAATCTGGCGCGCAGCAAGCATTTCAATCCTGACAAATTCGAAGATTTACCGCGTGATCGCTTCGACAACGTAATCGCGACTGACAGCAGAGCGGTGCCAAGCAATGCCTAGCGACCAAAATCAAGGCAATTACAACCCGGAGTACATGGAAACTGCGCCGGCAGACAATCGCGAAGGTAATCGCGATTTCGAATTCGAGGAAAATCCCGCGCACCCGACTTCTCCTTCAGCCCCTCCCCGCCCTCAAGATCGTGGTGATCCCTACTCCCGATTGCCACAGGATCTACCACCAGGGGAAACCCCGTCAAGTTCGAGCGCCGGCTCGCGAGAAATGATGAATGGCGGCGGCGGTCCGGATTCATCCGATGCCGAAGGCGAAACAATGTCGTTCGTCGGCACGGAAGGCTGGCTGATCTCGAAAGCGCACGAAATCTACACCACATCGACTGATTATCTCGACGCCAACATCACGAACATTTGGGAAATCAATCTGGCGCATTTCAACAACGAACATGCGCCGGCGACGAAATTTAGGACGCAAAATTGGAAACGATCTCGGGTTTTCCGTCCTAAAACTCGATCAATGACAAAAGGGTCAGAGGCCGCGCTCACTCAAGCGATGTTCTCGACCACCGATGTGGTGGACATTCAGCCGGAAGACGAGATAGATCCCAAACAAATCGCGTCGGCGGCAGTCAACAAAGAGATATTGCAGTATCGGCTGGACCGGAAGATGCCGTGGTATCAGACTGTCATCGGCGCGTTTCAATCAACGAAGGTCTATGGTCTGACGATCTCATTCCAGTATTGGGATTATCACGAAGACACCGATATCGTGCCGGAGATTGGCCTCGATGGCGGGATGCTCATGGATGAAGAAGGTTTTGCGCTCGGCCGTGAGCAGACTATGGTTCGGCGCGACGACTTGCGCTGCGATCTGGTGGCGCCAGAGAATTTCAGATTCGATCCGATGTGCGACTGGCGCGATCCCGCGAACTCATCGCCTTACCTTCTCTACATGATGCCGGTGTATGCCGTTACTGCACTGGAAAACATGGAGAAGATCGACAACAAGACCGGGCAACCGGTCTGGAAAAGACACGCCCTGGGCGATCTGTTAGCGACCCGGCGTAAGAACTACGACCGGACGCGTCAGGCGCGTGAAGGCCGTGATCGGATCGACCCGGCCGACGAGCAGCACGGCAATTCGTACACGATGCTGTGGGCGCACATGAACATCGTCAATATCAATGGCGAGGACATGCTGTATTGGACGATGGGAACCGAGCTTCTTCTCACCGATCCTATCCCACTCAATCAGGCATTCCCGCATCTACAGCGCGGTGAGCGGCCGTTTACAGTCGGCTTCTCCACCATCGAAGCATTCCGAAATTATCCTGCCGGCGACGTAGAACAAGCCAGCGGGCTGCAGCAAGAGATTAACCTTGTTGCGAATCAGCGCCTCGATAACGTCAAACTGGTACTCAACAAAAGATACTATGTGAAACGTGGATCCCAAGTTGACCTCGATGCGTTGATTCGCAATGTTTCCGGTGGCGGCGTGATGATGAACGATCCTGAAAAGGACGTTAAAACCATCGACACGCGTGATGTGACCGGTTCGTCTTATCAAGAGCAAGATCGCCTTTCGGTCGAACTCGATGAGTTGGTCGGCACGTTCTCGCAAACGTCGGTTCAGTCCAATCAAAATCTCAATGAAACAGTCGGCGGCATGGAAGCTATGCAATCTGGTGCTGGCGCTGTGCAAGATTACGGTCTGCGGATCTTCTTTGAGACTTGGGCTGAACCGACTTTGCGCCAGCTCGTCCGCTTGATCCAGTATTACGAGACTGATCAAACCATCCTCTCGTTAGCACAAAAGAAGGCCGATCTCTGGCAACGATTTGGCATTGACGAGATAACTGACGAACTGCTGCGGCAAGAACTGACCGTGCGAGTCAATGTAGGCATGGGAAATACCGATCCGCAGCGCCGGGTCGAAAAACTCATGTTCGCCGTGAAAAATGCTGCCGGCTTGCCGAAGATGGCAGAGCGCATGAAGTCCGACGAAATTGCCGACGAGATCTTCGGCACTCTCGGATACAAGAATGCGATCAGGTTCTTCCGCAACGACGCGGAACAACAAGCCTACGAGAAGGAAAACCCGCCATCGCCGCCGCCTGAAATCGTGTTGCAGCAGGAAGAACTCAAGATGCACACGAAGGACAACGAAGCGCGGCATCAGCGCGAGGTGATGAAGCTCGAAATGGAAGCTCAGACACGCTTTGCCAAACTGGCGCTCGAGAAAAATTTGAAGTTCAACGATATGATGCAGCAGCTTGGCCTCGCTCAGAAGAAGGACGCTACTGCTGCTGAACAAGCCCAACGGAAAGACGCTATGGCCGAACGGAAGGATGCTACTGCGGCTGAAATTGCCTTTAGGCAAGACAGAACCAACCGACAAGGCAAGGCGTTGGACAACGTAGTCCATCTGAAAGAAATGCAATTACGCCGCGACACCGGGGCGGGAGTTTAGGAGAACAGAATGGCTGATCGTTTTTTAATCGTTACCAAACGCAAGGTGATCGACACACCGGGAGTACCGGCAGATCCGGGGCCACCGGCTGTGCCGGCAGTACCCGAGGTTTCACATTTGGAACTCAATCAGGTTTACATCGAAGATTCGCCGACACAGGTCGCTCGCAATCTCGAATTGCCTATTCCGGATATGGATGCGTACCACCTGAGTTTTAGTGGGCCGGATCTGAATGCGTCAATTCAACCAGTGACCGTCAAGGGTGGCGCGCGAGCGCCGGGTACTGGTCGGGAAGTTGTTGAAATAGAAGCTGGCGGCGGTGTCGTCGGATCAGCGGAGGTGGATATCTAATGGCAGGTTTAATTCCAAGAGGCAACAGTGGCAGGAGTGGTGGCTACGGAGGTTCTGGTGGCGGCGGTGGACGAATAATGGGTAGTCGCGGTGGTCGCCGCAGTCGTGGTGCCAGTACGTTAGCGGCCCGGACTGATGACGATACAGAACTGCAAGCGTTTCCCGATGGAACATCGGGCGGTCCCGTTCCTCAACGCGGTGGTGGTCCGGGTCGTCGCGGTAATCGCGGTGGCGG